CTAGATTCCAAAACAACTTATTTAAAGCTTCTTTAACTTTAGGGTTATCTGATTTGAAATGCTCAATCTCAAGGGAGGGTACAATCTTCTTTAATTCGTTGAGGGTAAAAATACAACTTACTTTCATCCATGTTCTCCTAGTAGTTTTAATACTTTCTCTTTCAATTCTGTACTTCCTTGTTCACCATACTTGAAGTAAGCTTCTAAGAATGTGAAGTGAATAATCTTACTTAAATCTTCAATACCGTTTTTATCTTGATGACGAGTAATGTATTTAACAACACTGTGTTGACAAGCTCCTAGATTATTTGCTTCTGAATATTCAATTGGTTGAATACCACGATCTTTATAATGACCACCTCCCTCTTGAGCGACTAAAGGGTTGTATGTTTGTGTTTCCTTAGACGATTCATCACAACCACTAGATAGTTGATCTGTGAAACACCAAACATGCTTACCTGTTTTTGAAACGACAATCACCCTGTCATCTACCTGGTTTGAGATAATTTGAACAACGTCACCAATAAACAATCCAAAACCTTTTTCCCAACGCTTATCGTCCGCATAATTGATAAACGTAACTTCATCACCAACTCTAAACTTCTTTGCTTTTAAAGCATTCATTCAACCTCTCCTCTAAATATTTAATAAAAGTTGTTATTCGTAATGTTAATATCGTTAATATCACTAATATCACCAAAATAACAGCTTAGAAGAATATTATACAACTTCTAACTACGAATAACAACTCTTTGTGTCTATTGATTTACTCTTTGCTTAATGTTTAGACAACACGTACCAACTTGTTAGAAACACCAATTCGACTTGTTGAACGTAGCTTAGTGTTGCAGTGATTGCACACATAAACTTGATACTTACCGTTAGGAGTAAATGCAAACTTATCTTCGAGAGGTGTAATATCATCACTACAACATGTAGTACAAATAGCTCCAACATTTTCCGACATGATCGCTAAGTTTACAGCATTGTTGTCAAAACCTCGTAAACGCTTATACAACTCTCGTGTAATCTCCACATCGACTCGGTTATACTTTTCCATGTGAATCAGAGCTTCATCATCGCCAGCACAACATTTCTTCCATAGTGAGAATCCGTCATGTGGTAACTTCTCACCAATGTCTAAGTATTCACACAAATCGTTAAGTTTGTTGCTAGGGAAAGCAAATCGAGCTTTTGCAATCTCTAGTGTGTCAATAATCTTGTAAGGAGATGGGGAGGGTAGGTTATAATAAGCAAAGCGTGAGTTGATCTTCTTAATATCAAAGCGTCTCAAGTTATGCCCAACTACCACATTACTGTTATCTAACACATGCCATAACTTAGTGATTAAAACCTCGTCATCTTCGTTTAGAGCTTCATTAGAGGTTAGACGCAAGCTATGTACCTCGTTCTCGTTAAAAGCCCAAGAAGCCGTTAGAAAGAAGCTCTCAGAGAGGATTTGAGCTTGACTAATGTTCTCTTTAAAACGTCTCCACGTATAACTCTTAGTTGGTGAACATTCAATATCTAAGTAACAAATCTTAGGTTGGTTGTTCTCAACTTTATCAACATATGTTTCAGGAAGTTCAAGATATTGTTCAGTGATCTCGTCTTTATCTGCCATACGCTTTAGATAACCTTGAATTGTTGTGCGAGGTATATCTAACACTAAAGCAGCTTTCCGTTGCGATAATCCTTGTTGAATTAACTCTTTGTATTCTAGATAGTCACATAGTTGCATACCTTTCATATTTTAGTCTCCTTATCTTCCCACTTAAATTCAAAATTTACCATAGCATCATACACTCGTGGATCAATCTGATCTTTCCACTTGTTTGCTACATCTTTAATGTGTTGTTCTTTCGCTTCTTTGTATGCTTGAAAAGCTTCCAGTATTGTGTCAAAAACTCCGATATGTTTCGAAGAGTTGTTAACTCTAACTGAGGTTTTGTATTTGTTTAAGTACCCTGCGTGTGATACCCCTAATATGTCATCTTGTGTGTTTTTTTTATTCCAACTGTTCAAACAGTTGATCTCCCGAGGGACAAAAGCGCACACATCTTCTGAGTAAGTTTTACTTGATTCACCTAAGATGTCTTTGTCTAGTTGCCAATCTTCATTATTAAACCCTATTTGCTTTTCGCACCACTCTTTGAAGTATGGGTAGTATTTGAAGCTATCACTTACTGTACAACCCTCATAACACTTATAAGCTTTTTGTGTTGTTTGGTCGTAACACCTTTTTAGCATATTTCTCCATAACCAGAATGTTTTTGGGTACTTTCCATCAACTTTAAACACTTTTTCACCAATAATACCTTCACCGTATACAGTTTTGGAGAACAAGTCCTTAACTTTACCTCCTGTAATGTTTGATACAGTAGCTACAGTTTCAAAACCTGTATCTAGGAATTTCACACGGACACTCTTTGCGTTTTCATATTGCAGGATAACCAAATTGCCGCAACTATTTGTTCGAAAAATAGAACCTACTTGACACTTATTGGATCGTGTTGTTTGTAATATCTTATTCAATCTTCTTCTCCTTTGTTTAATAAACTTAATTTGTGAGCTACGATTGTTGCTCTACGTGCTGATTGAGTTGATGATACAGGAAGTTGACGCTCCTGTAAATAGGTTTTATCAAGTTTTTTATCTACAAGTTGTTTAGCTTCTTTCTCAGCTCTTGCTGTATCAAAATCAACACCATATCTCTCTGAGAAGGTCTTGATCGAATGACACCCAAAACGAGTTACACCCAACTTCTTACTCTTTTTATCCTTACACAACACTTGGAGTTTATCGGGTGAAGTGAGAACAATGTTAGTCATAAAGTCATTGATGTGTTCATAGGATGTTAAACTGTTCTCAGATTCAATATGATCTAGCTCAACTTCTGTTGAACCAAACATTTCACCACATATAGCACATTTGTACCGTCTAACCATTGGAAAGCGTTTCATACTTCTTGTGTTGGTGTTTGGTATTAGAACAGAGTTACGTTTAAGGAACTCCAACTTGAATACAGATTCATTCCAAGCATATCGTAACATTGTTCTCACAGATTTTAAAACCTCTTTGTCATCAATTTCAAACTCCTCTGCCATACGTTTGAACTCTTTACCAAGATCAATCATCCAACACCACCTCTAGTCTCTCTAACACATCTGTCCCAACAATATAATCACCTTCGGGTTTACGAAGCATGTGTGCCATACTCCACATTTCATTTAATACATACTTCCAATCAATCTCAAACTCATCTCCTCGCCAACCTGTCACAGTCTTTGTTTCAGGGTACATTAATTGGAAAGCTTCACCAACAGCTTGTAAAGACTCTTTATCATTCTTACAGTCTTTCAAAACCTTATACATAGACTTATCACCAAAGTCTAAATCACTGAAGCAGTTAGCTTTGTAGTTATCAGCAGAATCTCCTGCTAATTGAAAATAAAACCACTGCCTACCATGACCTTTAACTTCTCCTTTACTGTTTAAATACAAACCACCAAAACCTGAACAGTCCTGAATGCCTTCACTACCAAAAGGGTTATACACCAAACATTCTGTCCCTCTTGAATCTTTATCAGAAGATACAACAACCTTAGATTTATCACGATATGCGTCAATTGTTACCCAATCATCTGACTCTAAACCTTCGACTACTTCTGCTCCATATTTCTTAACAATGTAATCACGTACTTCACCAAGAAGTAAAGGTCTTAGAGTATCATCTCTGTTTCCTTTATATTTAAGTAATGTACTTCGCTCAACACGCCAAGAATCGCCTTTACCTAAATAACCATTAAACTTGTTTGTTTTTAGTGCGTACAAAACAGATTCAACCATACTCTTTGTGGTGTGCAATACATTAGCTATTTTTTCAGGTGTTTGAATATCTGTGATAACCAACTCATCAGCTTTATAGTCTGTACCGTTGAGTTTGTTGTGCTCAGCCAGTAAACCCTTATCTTTTTTCTGCCAGTGCCCATATAACTCTGTACGAGTCTTACAACACCATGAATCACCTGTTATTGGATGATATGCTTTAATTGTTCTTGTTTCCCCTGCACTCGCTGCTCGATACGCTATTAAATCATAATCAAAAATGCTTGTTAACTTAGTCATCAATACTGACCTCCCAATTCATTAAAGACTCGTAAACCCTGTTATCCACTGTTCCCTTCCACTTATAAGCTACTTCTTTAATATACCGCTCTTTTACTTGTTTATACGCATAAAAAGCATCCTCCTCAGTATTGTAATAACCTATTGTCTTGTTATTACCACCCATTGAACATCTTGCTCGATATTTCTTCCTATCATTCAAAAAAGATACACCTAAAGGTAGAGAGCCTCTGAAACGACTTCTTGTCAATAGTAAGCTATTCATTTCACGAGGAACGAACACACAACTATCTTCACTATAAACCTTATTACCTTTAACTAGAATGTCTTTATCTAGTGCGAAAGGTTTACCATTTTCATCGAAATGATCAAAGCCTATTTGATTGTGACACCAATCTTGAAAGTAAGGAAGCTGTCTGAAGTTATCAGAAACAGTACAACCAACGTATGTTGGATTTATATCTTGCTGTTGTTGCCCATAACATCTTTTTAGCATATTGTTCCACAACATATAGACTCTCGGCTCTGTGATTATTGCTGTACTTAGAGTCCCAAACCCTTCTACGGTAGCTTTACCCTTATCTTTAACTTCACCTTTTAACATATTGTTTAAACAAACTGAAGTTTGATAACCAGTTTCAATAAACCTTACATGCACGTTTCTATAGCCTAAATACTTCTCAACAATCAAGCTGCCATAATTGTTTGTGTTAAACACTTTACCTTCATACTTTTCTCTATTTGTCATATTCACTCCTCATAAACAAATAAAGGAGAACACCTGTTAGAGTATTCTCCTTGTGTTAAAACTAATTACTTAACTTAATTGATTAACCACTAACAGCTTCTTCAAGTTCTAAGAATGAATTAAGTTTAGCTACTGTTTCACCTAGTTTTGATGTGGCGGTAAGTTTACCAATCTTATTCAAATCTGAATAAGACACTTCGGGTAATTCTTCATCTACTACAGTCTTAATATCTTTAAGTTCTTCGTTTAAAGTATCAATCTCTTGGTGGATAGAAATGATACGCTCTAGTAGTTGCTTTACTTTAGTTAAATTCATTTGTGTTACTCCTTATGCAAAGTTTAAAATATTAGTTAAAATGTATACGCTCAATGCTGTTGTTGCAGATAACAACACAACACTAAAGAACCGAGCAAAAACAAATGCGCTTTTTGAGTTAGGTTTGCTTGCCAATTCTTCAAGGTTAGTTAAAGCATCTTCACTTCGTTTAACCAGTTGTTCCATAGAACCTACTGTTAATGTGCTGTATAGGCGTTTAACAGATACTACAAGCACCAACAATGCTGTAATTAAAATTGCTGTATTTAGCACTTAAATCTCCTTAATTAATTTAAATAGTGGAGAGCATATTGCTACACCCTCCGTTTGTTACATCAGATTAAAATGGTAATTATTTCCAAAACCATTCAGCAACCTCTCGTATAAGTTCTGAGTTGTCTTGTA